CCGCATTCTGACTGCCGCGACATAACCGGGCTTATCAGTGATAGGTCGCCATTTCGCACTGAGGGCCAGACCGCCAGACCAAGTAAAGCTGCCCCATGTCATGGAACCCCATGAATAGGTCGCCGTTGATGCTGCGGAAATCGTCCCTGTCGGTATTGCCTCGACGTAATCGACGTTAAGGCCAATCTGCGGCGTCACATTCGACCGGCCATAGATCGAGGGCCGTATCATCTTCCAGTTTTTCAACCGAGCCTGCGCGCCGAAATTATCGTAATAGGTCAGCATATCTCCGACAATATCGCTGCCGTTGTCGGACCCGGACTCAAAGGCTTTATAAACCTTGCCGTCATTGCCGCCGAAATATGCCGCGCCGTCCATGACAGCCCAACAATTCGCATTCATTCCCGTAAAATTGCACCATGCGCCAGTTTGGGAATTCATTACATATTGCTCTTGATTGGTACCTTCTGAAATCGGCACATTGACAATAGCCATTGACTGCTTGGGGACAGCAATCATCTGCCAGCCAAAATTCGCCTTGTATCGACTGGCCGCAAGGTTCAGCAGCGGGGCAATGTTCTGCGACACTGCGACAGTACCCAAAGCCGCCGCGTCCAGCTTCAACGCCTGCGACATGGGCAGCACGCCCAATTCAGTCAGGATCATCAAATCGCCGCCAGCCTTTTCCAGACAACGATTGCCAAGGGGCCGCGCCGTGTCATAAGTGCCGACATGCGACCAGGCGTTAGCGTCTGACGGGTCAGAACCCTGATAAACCGCAACTTGTCCCTGCGAGGTCACGAAAGCGATATGGTCATCAACGCCTGTGCCGCCATCATGTGTCCATGTGCCAATGGCTACGAGCGTGCCGCCCTTGTTCAGGACATCGCCAAGATTGAACGTAGAAGCCGCGCCCGCTACGGAATTGACAGGCAAATAGGCGAATTCAAGACTTTCCTTGACGACAAAATAGAGCCGCTGCTTGAATACGCAGACATGCGAGAAGTTGTCGCTAGTAGTACCCGTAATCGCAGGCGTTGCCCATGCGCTGCCGTTGTAGTGCTTTGCGGTATCTGCCCCGTTCACGCAAAACAGGAAGTGACCGCCAGAAGTCGTGAAATTCACATATTGCAGCTTGGAACTTGTCAGCGTGGTAATCGAGGAAGCCACGCCGCTGGTGCTGGTCACGTCATATATCGTATCATTACAAGCCGCGAACAGCTTATTGGCGCTCGTTCCATGATACGGCATAAGCGCATTAACAGCGACCGTCTCGCCCGTGTCCGAATGCTCGGAGTGTCCACCACGCAGTTCAACCGTATCGGCCTTGGGGAAAAAATTGGTCAGAATGCGTGCCGTTCCCGGAATGGGAATGGATATGTTTTCGAGCGCAACCAAGCCCTTCGTAGGCGTCGGGATAGACTTTTGCTTGACAGTCTGAGAGCGCGCCCTATTCGAGCGCAGCGCTTCCATTATCACGGCGTTACTCTCGGGTCAGTCAAACCCGCATTCGAGTAATCGCCTATGAAATTGGACCGCATGGCAATCGTCTGCCTGCCGCCATCAACTGAGCCCGCCTTTGTCACCTCCAATTCATAGGTGCGGAAGTCTTCCCCGTATTCAAAGCCCTTGGATTTCTTGTAGCGCCAGACAAGCCCGAGCGTGATAAGCCTCTCTGGTATGACAGCCACATCAGTATCAGCCGTCCAGCGCGCCTTGCTGGTCGTTTCGGTTTCTTCAACAATCCAGTATTTCGACCTGTATTCGAATTTAATAACGTCTGTCGTTTCAGGCGCAGGGTAAAATTCGACCGAATTCCCAAACAGACGCCAGACCGGCCTTGTCGGGTTGGTTTGCGCGACCTTCAATGCCAGCATTCTGTCGTCAGTGACCATTTCCAGCGGCAGTTGCGGGCTTTCGTCCAGAAAGAACGGGAAGCCCGTAACAAAGCGGTCAAAGTCTGTCGGCAGCGAGAATGTCGTAGTCGTCCCGTCACCAGTATAATCGTCCAGAACCTTGAGCCGCCGCCAGTCATACCGACGCGACAGAATATCCCCCTCAACTTGGCTCAGGGTCTTGAATTGCGAGACGGTCGGATCGCTGCTTGAATACACCGCTGAGGGCGATTCAAAGCCGCAAAGAACCATCGCGTCCTGTACCAAAGAGAGCAAAGACATTAAGCGGCCTCGTCTTCCATCGTGTCAGTGTCAAACGCGGGCGCTTGTGCCTTCGGTGGCCGCCCCCTGCGCTTGGGAACATCAGCCGCCGCCGCAATGTCCGCACGCTCTTCAAGCATTGCCCTGAGTGCTGCAATCTCTTCCTGCTGCTGTTGCAGTTTCATTTCCACAACGCGCTGGTCTTTGGCTTCCATGAACATGCGCGCTTCATTGCGGAAGCGTTCAAGGTTCGGCAGCTTTACCGCGCCCTTCTGCCGGTCGTTCATGCTGATGACGTCTTCGACCGTCTTAATACCGGCCATCTTGAATGCCTGGACTTCCTCAGAAGTCAGCAGCGGCCATGCGCCAAGTGGCGTGCCAAATTCAGGGATTTCCTGCCCCTTTTTCCAAGCTTCATAATACGGCTTCCAAGCATCCCAAGTCTCATGCTCAATCACCTTCTTGGTAATCCGCATGGGCGTAACTTGCATGTTTTCCATGCCGGGACGGGCAAAGTCGCACCATTCCTCGGTAATGGTAGAGCCATCAGGCGCAGTCTTGTATTTGAGATAGAACTTTAACGGGCGAGCCGCGATGTGCATGTTCAGGTTCTCCAGTGTTGCATGAGGTCGTACATTTGATGCGGCCTTGGTTGGCCGTGGAAGGCGACAACCCGCGCACCTTCCGGCACACCGTTTTTGCAGTGCGCTTTGAAACTCACGATTTGATCCGGGTAGAGATTTTGCAGCCTGTCACAGTCAGGCAGAATGCTATCTATCCAGCCGCCGTCGCCGTATTGATGGAACTGCGGACGCCCTGCCCGCTCCCATATTGTCCATATCGGTGCTGCTTTATCGGCATCCCATGCCAGCACACCGCTTGCGCCACGCTCCGGGTAATAAAGGTCAGACAGTTGCGCGAAATCGCCTTTATAAGCCGCTATGTCATCCAATGAGCCAACAATGACCGTATCGAGGTCAAAGAACAGACACCGCCCCTTGAACCGGCCCGGCTGGAACATCGCCATTTTACACCAGTATCCAACGGTCCCGTCTGGCACATCAGCTTCAGTTAAAATGTGGAACGTGTGAGGAACCGTCAGATTACGGGTTACGCCACTTTTCAGCCTGTCAACATAATCCTGCCCCCTGCCCAAGTAATTCCAGGCATTGACCATGATTATGTTCAGCATAAACCCTCGCGCTCGCAATGCTGCAACAGCCCCTCGCCAAACAAGCGAATGCTTGGCTCGTCTCCCATGCTGCGCAGCAGGATTTTCGTTTGTCGGAAGTCATCGACCTGTTGAAGGAAGTTCAACCGGGTTCGATACCCCATGAATATCGTATCGCCCTGCCCGTCCGTGTGATCCGGGTAGGCGTGCGTTGCATTGCCCCTGAACGAACTATCCAGCCCGTGAGCGTGGAAGTCGCGGAACCCCATGAAATAGCCGATGTTGAACCAGCGCAGGCCCATTGTGGTCCCGCCGCCGATAAAGTGCTTTGCACCTTCGGCTATGTCTTCAATCCCCGGCATCCCCAAGGGATGCCAAAGGCCAATCTGGCAACCTTCCAGCTTGTCAAACAGTTTAGGATGACAGGTTGATGCCAGAAAATAGAAAACGTCTTTCCGCTTTTCCACAATATCGGCCATGTGCGGGCGCGGATCAAATACCCCACAGGCCCACGGCTTCACGTCCCTATCCAGCAGAAACGAAAGCGAACCATTTACAGCGCAGATTACGCCGTCGAGGTCGCGCCATGTATCTGCAAGGCTAGGCCCACCGGCAGCAATCGCCATACGATGCTTATGGACTTTCTTGGGTTCAACTTCCGGTAAGCCCCTGCTGATGGCAGAGCGGACATTTTCAGCCATCTGCCCGTCAGGCGTGGAAGGGCTGACCGGAAACTGAGAGAGAACGCGGGAGATAACCCCCGCGTCCGTTGTTGCAATCGTCACTTGTTCGCGTTGCGGTCGTTGACGAAGGGACGGGCAATCTCAAACTCTGCCACAAACGATCCGACAGTCGTGGTCGAAGCGCCCTTGGCAAGCATGACGAGATCGCCAGCGACCGAGGCATCGTCAACGGAGCCTGCCGTTGCCGTGCAGAACACGTCCGCATTGTCGGCAAACAGCGTCAGGCACTTGCCGATAGCCTTACCGCTGATCTGGAACCAGCCATAGTAAGACGAAGTGCAAGCCGCCATAGCAACCGCGACAGGGCCAATGGCATTTGCCGCAAGGCGCGTCGTGGTGCCATCGTCCATGTTGTAAGTCACCCACGTTCCAAGGGCGCAGGAAGCCACGCCTTGAAGATAGATGAATTCGCCGGAGCCATAGACCGGATCATTCGCGCGAACGATACGGCCAAGAGAATGCTTCTTGGTCGTTTCAATCGTCG